AGATTGCTTTCTGATATAATCAATTACATAAATATTATTGTCCATAGTTACAGCAACTGCAAGAATAACAGAAAAATCACTATCTCTTCTTGCTGAATCTGTTGCAGGATCTACTCCTACAAAAACACTACAAGGCTCGAATCCTTGACTATTAGCATCAATAAATGATAGTCCAGTTTCTTCCTCAATATAAAATTTCCCATCCCAATATTTAATATGATCTCTGGTAAATATAGAATTTTCAGCACTTTGTACTTCCATCATATATTCTTGATAAAACTTTTGTGGGGTGCCTGAATCTTGATAAAATTTCTTTTTTCTCTCCATCTCCTTTAATCCAAACCAATCCGACCATAGAGGAGTGCCATCTTCTTGCAATGCTTTATAAGTAATAACATGCCAACTAAAATCTTCATTTCGTTTATTTGCTTGAGTATATCCAACAAGTATCTTCTGAATAAAAGAATCATAATGTACAGGAGTGCCATTTATTCTTAATCGACCTGTTTTAGGCTCTAATGCAGGGAATACAACTGCTGTAACAAGATTGGATATTTTAGATCTTGACTCAGGTGTAATAGTATTATTTTCATCTTCAAAATCATCAAGCACAATAAGATCATATCTTTTATGCAACTTAGCTCCACCCCTAATACCTGATATATTCGACTTAGATATAAGCTTACAGCCATTAGCCATCTCTATATCAACCTCAGTCCACTTCTTCCCTTTAAGATTGCCAAAGTAATATTGTATCTTTTCATTCATCTCTATATGAGACTTAATATAATCCATATTACCAGTAGCTAACTTTGCAGTAGCTGATACCCAACCATAAAATAATGGATCAGGCTTCTCTTTTATAAATCCCCACTCAAAGTCTTTCTGATTAAAGCAAAAAGACCTCATAAGGTCTGCTTTAGTTAATACTGTCTTTCCATGTCCCCTTGGCATTATAACTGCTAGTTGCTTTACAGACATATCATTTATTGCATCTGCTATATTATAATGAAACCAAGGAGTTTCACTTCTCATAAAATCATCAGGCAAGAATAATTTACCAAATGCAATTATATCATTATATGCTAGATGTAGTGCCTCTTCTTCTTTAGACACATTATGTAGGTTTATATTAGGAGATTCCAAGCCTACTTAAAGCTCTATCTACTTTATTGTGCAATTCTTTTAGACTTTCTTTTACTTCATTTATCTCATCATCATGAACAACCACTAAGTCTTTAGCAGTTTCAAAGTATTCTTGCATCTCTTTAAAATCTTCTGCATTTATAACTTCACCATGCTTACCATTAACATGTTCTTCAGTTTTCTTAGTTGCTTTCTTTGCTTTCGCTGGCATTATAATCCTTTCAACATATCTATAATTTTATCTGAAATATTTTTAGGTTTACTATAATATCTTTTACCTTTTTTGTAAATTTTCATCCCTGCTTCCTTTTCACCTTCTTCAAGAAGATTCCAAGTTTCATGCTTTCTTCCTTTAAGCAATAAACCCTCATTCTTTCCTGAAGGAATCCTGCTTGGATAATGTGGTTTCCCATCAGGAAGTATTTCAGCTTCCCAAGTCTGACCAGTTTCTTTTTCCCAATCTTTTACTGCATCCCAATCATAGTCAGTACTTTCTGCATTAAATTTAGCCACTAATGTTTTTTCCCAACTGGGTGTGGTTTATTATCAGATGGTCATGTATGCCAACCTTTAGGCATCTTTACTTTACCACCCTTCTTAAACTGTTCTCCACCTCTCATATGCATTCCAGCAGTCGAGGTTTGCATTACTTTTTTCTTCTCTTCTTATTGCCTCCAGTACCATACATTCTTCTACCAGCAGGAACTTCACCACCCATTTCCATATTACCTCCACCACCTTGCAGTTGAGATAATAAGCCTGATATATCACTACCAGCAAATTTCTTTCTAACACCGAATAAGTTAGGATCAACCCATCCAGAGCCTCCAGTAGCTTCAGGAGTAATATCACCCCTTAAACCTTTAGTACCATATTCTTTTTGAGCTTTATTAGCTAACATAGAACTTGCTATAGGACCAACTCCTGGAATAAAAGCTGAACCCATAGCTGCAAAGTCTAAAGGTTTCATTTTCTGCATATGTTTCCAAGACATCCCTTTATATCTTTCAGGAACAGTAACAGCCTTAGATAGTCTACCACCAAGCTTTTCTTTATCAAATTTTCTTAAACCTTCAGTTATAGATCCATGCTTTATATTTTTATCCCAGCCTTTTTTAAGTCCTTTCATAGAAACTTTTTTAACAGCTTTTTTAAGTTTCTTAGAAGGAGTAACTCTTTTTTTAAGCCAACCTCCAAAACCATATTCAGGTATATCACCACCCCCAGCAAATTCAAGTTTTGTCCCTTTAAAAGCTTTTCTCCACATTTCAAGTTCTTTTGGATCTATATCTCTACCTAATGTTTGACCAGGTTTACCAACTCTCTCCCTAACTTTATCAACCCTTTTTAGAACTTCTCTGCCCTTTCTTATTGCTTCAGCTTCTTCCATTGCCCTTACATCAGGTCTCATAGTTTTACCTGTTGCAGGAGCATCTTTTCTACCTGCTTTAACCATTGCTTCTTTAGCTTTAGCCCAATCTTTAGCAGCTTTAGGTTTCTTTAATAAATTCCTTAATATCTTGAATATGCCACCACTGCCTCCACCACCAAGAGTACCCATTGCAAGATTACCTATTTGCTCCATATATTCAGGAGACATCATTTCTTGCTTAAGAGCTTCTCTTTGAGTCATAGTAGCATCACCAGGACTAAATTCTGCAAAACCACCACCTTGATACTTCATAGGAGTGGCTTTAGTTGGTCCACTTGTCTTCCTTCTTGGCATTGGTTTAGCTTTAGATTTTTGACCTTTTTTCTTAGGCATAGGCGTAGCCTTAATAGGCTTACCAATCATTTCAGACCAAGCTTTTGCTTTCGCCATTCCTTCTTTAGTATATGGAAATTTTGTATCACCGACTGTAGGCATATCTACTCCTTGAGTTGAGGTCTTTGAGTGCTTTGTAGTTGTTCAGGTTGGAAACCTTGAAACAATGCACCTGTAACCTCAGTTATTTTGTTAGTTTCTTTAAGTTCTAATATCTCACCAAGCTCAAATAAAGCTTTAAGTTTGTCTGAATGTTTAGCCTCTTCATCTGTAGCTATATCTTTTATTCCCTCTAACACAAGTTCAGGAGAAATACCTAATGCAGATAGTATAGGCTTAAGTTCTTCTTTCATTTCTTTCCTAATTCCTTCAGATTTAACTAGAATCCCAGCTTGTAATTTAGCATAATTCTTGTTATTAGTTCTATATACTTTTAGATAAGCATCTTCAGGTGAAACACCCCTTGTCAAAAGACTGGAAAAAAGAGTTTCGTTAGAAGTGATTTTGCTTCTATCTCTAAATGTATGCTTTGATATTTTACCAGATATACTATAGATGTTATCTCTTCTTATAGTATCCATCTTAGCATTGGGAGAAGCTGAAAAGGTACCTGTGCAAGTACCTATAGTATAAACTACCCTTACCCTTCCTCTAGGCTTAGTTAAAGCGTTCTTTCTCAAAACTTGGATAATGCAGGCATCATCTGATAGCACCCAGTCTCCAACCTCTGCTTTTCGCCAATCTTTAAGATAGACTAAGTCTTTAGGTATCTCATCTAAGTCTTCATAAACATGATGATCTTGCTTCTTAATAGTGTATGTTCTCATAGCTAAACTTACAACCTCTTTTTCAAAAATTGGAGCATTTTAATGCTACCTCTAATTGGTTGGACACCCCCCAAGTTATATCATTTTCTATATACAGATTAAGTTGTTTCCCATTTTTTCTCATTGCATTCTTCCTCATCCCTATGCAGTAGTTTATGTGTGGTATGGAGAGAGATGTCTACACTCTGCATCACTGCTCCATGTCTTCTTTCAGAGTGATACAAGAAAGGTATACCATTATGGATACTATCAACAAGAAACTACCAAATCGCTTTATGAAATACTACAAGTCTTTTACAGACAAAGCGAAGTGGCACTATACTACCAAGCCTAAGTTCCAATCTGAACTCTTCGGCTTCCCTGTTAGTGTTACTGTATCAGACCCTACTACTATGAATCAACCAACATATCATCTATGGTTAGATTCTCCTGAAGCTCAGGCAGCTGCTCCTAGCTTCCCAAATGATACTTGGCACAATCCTGTTACCAAGCAATCTCTATCAGATGAAGAGTACCAACAGCAGATGTCTGTTGCCTCTGAAGAATCCTCTACTGCTACCGAAGCAGCCTTTTAGTAGTTCCCACCTCTCTTGGATAGACCTCAACACTTCGTTGGGGTCTACTCCCCTCTTGTTATACTTCCTCTGCTTGCTAAATGTGCTAGCCTCCTGCTAAATGTGCTAGCTAAATGCTCTAGCTTTCAACTAAATGCTGTCTTACTTGCACTAACTTGTTTGTGTGGTTTGGT